CAGAGCCGGATTGCTTACCGGCGCGTCGCGCGAATGTTGGGGCGCATCAACGGGCTAAGAGGCATCTGGAAGAAGAACGACTCGGAGCAGTCGATCACGCTGCCGGGCGGGTCGGTTCTGCGATTTATGGGCTCTGAGAACTACGACAACATCTACGGCGCGGACTACGCATCGGCGGTGATTGACGAGGATTCGCGCTGCAAGGAAGAGGCGTACCACGCGGTTCTATCCACGCTGACGGCTACGGGCGGTCCTTTGCGGTGCATCGGCAACGTCAAGGGTCGCGGTAACTGGGCGTACCGGCTTGGCGATCAGGGCAGGCAGGGCGTTCAGGGTGTCGGGTACTTCAAGCTGACGGCGGGCGATGCGATTTCGGCGGGGGTGCTGAAACAGTCGGTGGTAGACGCGATGGAGGCCAAGCTCCCGCGTCAGGTGTTCCGCGAACTGTTCTATTGCGAGCCCGCAGACGACGGCGGAAACCCGTTCGGCCTTTCGTCCATCGCCAAGTGTCACCAGCCGGGGCTGTTTGCCGGTCCGCCCGCGTTCTTTGGGGTGGACCTTGCCAAGAAACAGGACTGGGTGGTCGTATACGGTCTGGATGCGCTCGGGCGGGAGAGCGTTTTCGAGCGGTGGCAGGGGGTTCCGTGGTCTGACACGATCAACCGCATTGCGGCTCTGGTCGGGAACACCCCCGCGCTTGTGGACTCAACCGGCGTAGGCGACCCGATCGTGGAAGAGTTGCAGAAGCGGTGCCCGCAGGTTGAGGGGTTCCAGTTCACGCAGCAGAGCAAACAGAAGCTCATGGAGGGGCTTTCGGTTGCAATCCAGTCCGGTTCTGTGGCGTTCAAGAGCGATCAGACGCGGAGCGAGCTTGACGCTTTCGAGTACGAAGTCACGCGGACGGGTTGCAGGTATTCATCGCCCGCTGGCTTGCATGACGACTGCGTGATTGGGCTCGCTCTGGCTTCCTACGGGTTATCAATGCGACCGAGGCCGGTTGTCTGGGCCGGTGAGCCTATGAAAGTCGGTGCTAATATGGCTCGCAAGGAAGGCGAGTCTGTCTATGACCACAGGCGGCGCACACAAACATGGGCCGACGATGACGAGTGACTAAATGCGCATTTCGGAACTGTTCGGGCGATTCAAAGGGCTGGTAAAGCGGCCTCCGGTCGATCTTACCGAACGACGGTACTTTGAATCTACGGTTACGCCCGACGACAAGGCCCAGCGGGTGTATACATACAACCCGAGTCAGGCCGACTTACTTGCAAGAGCAACAGGTTATGTGCATATCTGCGCGGCGATGAACGCTATGTATTGCGCGTCTGTCCCGGTTCGCCTCTACACCAAGTCGCGGCAGAAGGGGCGGAAGGTCAAGGGGTACAGGCTGGACTGGCTGCGTAACGGGGTGCACGGGAAGGCCGCGAGCTACGCCGACAACGCCGCAGACGTTACCGAGGTCACCGATCATCCGGTCTTGGCCCTGCTGTCGAATCCCAACTACGCGGACACTGGCATCGAGGCCCGCCGCCTGCTGTTCTACTTCCTCGAAATCAACGGGAACGCCTACTGGCAGCACGACGCGAGCGAAAATACCGACCCGAAAAACTTACTGACACTTTATCCACAATGGGTAAACCCGGTCATCGGGTCGATGGGCATTGAGGCGTATCGGTACGGGCGCAACATGACGCAGCAGGAGGTTGTCCCGGCCTCCAACGTCATCCAGTTCCGGCACCTGCCGAGCCCCCAGAACCCTTGGATGGGCGTGGGTTGCCTGAACTCATCGACGGTCGAGGCCGACATTTACGCCAGCGCGATCATCTACGAGCAGTCGTTCTGGAACAACGGCGCGCGGCCCGACTTCGCGGTGAAGATGCCTGCCGGGTCTACCGAGGATCAGATTCGTCAGGTTGAGGCGATGATGCAGCGGAGGCACCAGGGGGTACGCAAGGGCGGGAAGCCCCTGATTGCGACGGATGTAGAGGTCACCCCGCTCCAGTGGTCGCCCCGCGAAATGGAGTACGGGGACGGCATCGACCGGATGCGCCGAACGATCCTGAACGCCTTTGGTGTGCCCCTGAACCTGCTCGAAATGTCCGACGCGCCCTTGGGTGACGGCGGGGGCGGGATGTTCCAGGCGCGGACGCAGTACCTCGCCCAGACCATCGCCCCGCGTATGCACTCGTTCTGCGAGCGGCTGACCGAAAACCTGCTCCCCGCGTTTGGACTGGAGCCGGGCGAGTGGTGGTTCGCGGCAGACAACCCCGACACCGACGATGAGGCGAAGGAATCCGAGCGGTTGCGGCTCGCGGTAGACGCTGGAATCGTGAAGGTAAACGAGGCCCGCGAAGAGTGGAACCTTGACCCTCTCCCCGAGGGTGACGTTCTGCGGTACAAGGGTGTCCCGCTCGACAAGATGGGTCAGACTCCGGCCGCGCCGACTCCTAACGAACCGCCACCGGAACCACCTCAAAAAAAAAGCCTTGACCGGGCCTTGTACGCGCGGGAAATGACCGTTTGCGGTACGGGCTCGGTCGTCTGCGGGTGCAAGGGCAAGAAGGACGCGACCACCGAGCCGGACGTTTACGCCGGAACCGAGGAAGCGCAGGCCCGTCTAGAGCAGATCATGCGGGACTTCTACGAGTCCATCGACCCCGAGAACTTCGACAAGAAGAAGGAAGCCAAAGACCTGCGTGATGAATTGGTCATCGTTCTATTGCTCATCTTCCGCGACGGGTACGAGTCGGGTGTCCAGCGGTTGAGGGACGCGGGTTTCACGGGCGAAATCCCGCCGTTTGCTGACGGAAACGCATCGGCCACGGCCTTCGTAGACAACTACATCCCCAAGCTGGCGCGAACCGTGACTCAGACAGTTGCGGACACGATTACGGCTACGACAGCCGAGGCCCACAACGCGGGGCTCGCACCCGAGCAGACGGCGCAAGCGGTCAATGAGAAGGTCGGGCAACTGACGCTGTTCGGCCCCGAGCGGGTTGCCGAGACTGAGACGGTTCGGGCGTTCAACTACGGGACCATCGAGGCGTGGAAGAAGTCAGACGGGGTTGAATACGTCCGCTGGTTCACCGCCGAGGATGAGCGAGTCTGCCCGTTCTGCTACGAGCTAGACGGCAAAGAGAAGCCGATCGGCCAGCCGTGGTTTGAGCTTGGCGAAACCGCCACCGGCGAAGTGCCAGACGGCTCCACCCAGACGTTCACATTCGACTATGCGCCTGTCATGGCCCCGCCCGTTCACCCCAACTGCCGGTGCCAGGTGTTCCCGGTCTTGAAGGAAACTCCATGAAGCCAGAAATCACGGACGCGATGACGCGGCTCCGAAAGCACTTCTTTGTCAAAGACTCCGAGGCGGTCGGGTTCGCTGGCGTGGCCGTCATCAAGTCGAATATCGAACTCGATACCAGCACGGACAGGGTTATCGAGATCATCGCCACCACGAACGCGATGGACCTTGACGACCAGATTGTCGATCCGGCTGGGGTGGATTGGTCGTACTTCAACGCCGCCAACCAGAAGAAGGTTTTTCAGGACCACAACTACGACTCGCAGAGCAACGTGGGGATTACTCGGTCGATCTCCCCGTACCTTGAAAGCGGGGTACAGGTGGGCTGGAAGATGCGTATTCACATCTTCCGCAACCTGAAATGCCCGTACGCGGACGACATTTGGGAGAAGTGCAAGCAGGGCGGACCTCCCGGTGGGTCTATCGGGTTCATTCCCAAGATCGTCCGACCGCTCACGCCCGCCGAGCAGAAGCGTTGGCCGGGCGCTGAGAGCATCGTGACCGAGTGGAAGGCCCTTGAGTTCAGCCTGACAAACCTACCTTGTAACGTGAAGTGCCAGACGATCTCAGCAACAGAAGGAAAGACGGCTCCAACAGTTCTTGTGATAGACAACCCTCCGACCGTGGTTGAGTGTTAGCCGCTCGGTGTTATTACCGGCTATGCTTGGCCTTAGCGAATAGACCGCGCAACGTGCGACAACGGCCTTAGCTGGCCCGCGACGCTCCGAGACGGGTGAACGCAAGTGCGTTTTAACCTCTTTGGAGTATCGCAAATGAACCGTGAACGACTGTTGAAGGCCCTCAAGTCTGCCGGGTTTACCGGCAAGAGCATTGAGGATGTGTTGGTTTTCGTCAAAGACAACGCCATTGAACTCAAGCCCAAGGGTGCCGAGAAGGCTCTCGATGAGGCCGCGATCAAGGCCGCTTGGGATGTGGTGAAGGCTGTTGAAGTCGAGCCCGAGCCCGTGGTCGAGAAGAAGGCCGTTGAGATTGACGACGAGCCAGCTGCCGAGCCCTCCGCCGAAACCCTGCTCCGCAAGAGCCGGGCGGCTACGGCTTCTGCTGCCAAGGCCGCGCCAGCTATCGCCAACGGCGAGCGGTCAATGGCCCGCAAGTCCTACGAGAAGCGGATCAAGTCGAACGAGTCGGTGTTCTCCACCGTGGAGGATGCCGAGTTCGCCGGTGCCGATCTGCGCCTCAAGCTCATGGCTCTCAAGGGCTGGGACTACCCGCAGAAGGCGAACGATCTTGCGATCGTGGGCAAGGCTTCCAGCGAGTACAACAACGCCAGCGCGGGCGTTCTGGTTGCGCCGCAGTATTCAGCCGAGGTCATCTGGCTCACCGAGAAGTACGGCACCGCCCGCAAGTTGGCGAACGTCCAGCGGTTCAGCGGTACGGACGAGTGGCGCAGGCCGCGCAAGACTGGCATCCTGTCCATGTCCTACGTGGGCGAGGGTGCGCAGGCGACCGCAGCCGACAACACGTACGACCTCGTGACGCTGACCCCCAAGAAGCTCATGGCCCTCATGGTCGTGTCGAACGAGCTTCTGAACGACGCGGCGGTTTCCATCGCTGACGAGTTCGCCAAGACAATCGCGGAGTCGCAGGCCAAGGCCGAGGACAACGCCTACTTCCTTGGAGACGGCACCAGCACCTACGGCGGGCAGTCGGGCCTTATCTCTGCCCTGCCTTCCGGCGCGTACATCAACGCTTCGGGCGGTACGTGGGCCTCGATCACGCTGGCCGATCTGGACAACATGCCCGGCTCGGTCGTGAACGTCGATCCGACCCGCTTTGCGTACGTGTCCAGCCGTCAGTTCTTCCATCAGGTCGCCAAGCGGCTCGCGCGTGCGGCCGGTGGTGTCACTGCCGAGGAAATCGTCAAGGCGAACGGCCTCAACTCGGGCAGCGGCCCGGACGCGACGTTCGGCGGCTACCCGTGGTACTTCGCTCAGGTCATGCCGACCGCCACGGCCGCTACTACGAAGTCGTGCTACTTCGGCGACTTCATGGGCGCGTCGATGCTCGGCATCCACACGGACGTTCGTATCGCCGTCGATAACTCATTGAAGTTCGACTACGACCAGGTCGCGTTCCGCGCTGTCAGCCGTATTGCAGTCAACATCCACGGTGACGGCCGCGCCTCAACGGTCGGCCCCATCGCGGCCCTTGTCACCACCTGAACCTGACACAAAGGAACCACCATGATTAACATGCAAAAAGTCTCTTACTCGCTCACGCTTCCGCCCCAGTCGATCAACGGCACGGACACGCTTTCGACCGCCGTTGATACGCTCGGGTACAACTACGCCACCTTCATCTTCCTGTACGGCGCGTCCACCGCCGACATGGAGCACCTTGAGATTCAGGAGTGCGACACTTCGGGCGGCTCGTATGCCGCAATCACCGGCTCCGCCGTTTCGGTGATGCCCACCTCCACAGATGACAACAAGCTGTGGGTGTGGCAGATTCAGCTTGGCGGCTCCCGCAAGCGTTACCTGAAGATTCGCGTCGATCCGGGTGCGGCTGCGACCCTCGTTGCGGCTGTTGCCGAGTTGAGCCGGGCTAACCAGAGCCCCAACACGGCGACCGAGTACGGAACCGCCGTTGCTCCCATCGTTCTCTAACTCCTTTCGGGCTGGGTGCGGCGAAAGCCGCGCCCGGCCTTTTCATGGCGATCATTACGACCGCACAATACAAGTCCTACGCGGGCATCTCCGTATCGACGTACGACACTCAGTTGAACGTGCTTATCCCTGCGATTCAGGCGCAGCTTGAGGATATTTGCGATCGTTCGTTCGACACCGGCACGTTTACTGAATACATCGACGGCGCGGGCTCTCCGACCATTGGCGTTCGGTGCCCTCCGATTGCCTCCGTGACCTCCGTGCAGTTGATCGACCGTTCTGAAACGGTGGTCTACACCTATGACGCGACCAGCTACAAGGTGGATTCTGCGCCGGGTCTGATCTCTCGGCAGGTGAGCGGGTTCGGTGGCACGTACAACGCGACCGCGCCGCTCCCGAGCCCGATGCCGTTTGAGCGTCAGCCGCAGTTCCCAGACGGGTGGCGGAACATCAAGGTCGTGTACGTGGGCGCGTACGGAGCATCGCCAGGCACGGCTGTTCCTGCATCGCTGCAACTGTTGATGTACCAGCTCGTAGATGCGGCCTTCGCACAGATCGGGCAGGATCGTGGGCTCAAGTCTGAAACGCTCGGGCACTACAAGTACGACCGCTTCGACGGCTCGTTCTGGTCACAGTTTAAAGAGCAGATTCAGCACTGGAAGCGGGTGGCTTCGTGAGCGTCATGTCTCTGCTCAAACAGTCGGTGACGATTGCCACGCCGGGAACGGCGACGAAGGACGCTTATGGCGGCTGGTCCGATTCGCCGTCGAAGGTGTCATACCCCGCGAGCGTTCAGGTGGACACATCGCGCGAAGCGTTGGAGTTTGAGCGTCAGACCAAGAAGCGGACGTTTGCGATCTACCTCCAGTCAAACGCAACCATCGTGAACGGGACTCGGGTGATTGTTCTGACTGGTCCGTATACGGGTGTCGTTATCGACGTTCTTGCTGCCAAGGCAGACCACGCCGGGCGCGGGACGTACTGGATGCTGCGCGGAACGGAGGTGGTGTGATGCCAACTACCGTAAACATCGGCTCCGTATCGGTTCAGTGGGGTGGCCCAGAGTTCAAGAAGAAGGTAGACGCTGCCGCCGTCAAGGGTCTAGAGGCGGCCGCCACGCACCTTCGGCTCAAGATGCGGGCAAACCTGACCGTGCAGGGCTATCCGGTAGCTCGCAGGTCTAGGCCTGGCGAGTTCCCCCGCATGGACACGACCTCGCTGGTCAAATCAATCACCGCCACCAGAGCATCCGAGAGCAACCTATCTGTAGGTGTTGGCGTTCGCGCTAACGCCATGAATGACGGTATCAACCAATATATCAGCAATGTGCATAGCCACCACGGAGGCCCTACGCCCGTGAATGACTACGCGCTTTGGCTGGAGTTTGGCACCAAGAACATGGCCCCGCGCCCGTTCATGCTCCGCACGCTGCTGGAGGAATCAGACAAGCTGTTCACCGTCTTTTCCCAGACGTTCACCGCAAACCTGTCCGCTGGTCCAAAGGTTGAATCTTGATTCCCGCTCTCTACAAAGCGGCGCAGGCGATGTACGCGGCAGATACCACGCCGACTGCAGGGCTTGTCGCGCTTCTCACGGGCGGGTACTACACCCAAGAGGCCCCCACTACTGACGCGGTTCCGCCCTACGTGGTCGGGAGCGTTCAGGCATCGGCTGAGAATGACTCGTTCGGCGGGAACGGCTCGCAGGGCTATTTCGCATTCAACATCTACACGCCCAAGGTTGATTCTGGAGGCGCGGCTATAAGCATCGGGCCGACTTCGGACTCGATCATCTCGCGCCTTAGAACCGTCTATCACAACCAATCGACTACGGTAACTTTCGCTGGCGTAACATGGCGCGTGAGTTTCAAAGCGTCGTCTGGTATTGCGATTCCCGAATCTGACTTTGCTTGGCACCATGCAGAGGTGTACCAAGTTACATGCTTCCCGTCCACATAGGGGTTTGACACATGGCGAAGATTCTCGGCAACGGCGGTTCGGTGGTGACAACCTCTACGACCTCAAACTGGGGTTCGGGCGTGGTTGTCGGCTCGGTCTACGAGTGGTCGGCAACCTACGACGCTGGCGAGAAGGACGTAACCACGTTCGGCTCCACCGGCTTCTATGAGGCCGCGAACGGCAACAAGAAGTGCACCGGCTCACTCAAGATGATCGCGGACGGTACTACGGCCCTGGCTCTGGCCGGTACAACCAATCCATCTATTGACCTGAACCTCACCAGCACAACCCGCAAGATCAGCGGCGCGGCTGTCATTTCCAACATCAAGATCGGTCCGGTCAGCGGAAAGACCGCAGACCCGATCGACGTTACGTTCGACTTCGTTTACACCGGCACGTTCACTGTCGCCTAATGCCCCTCCCTTCCTCCGGTTCTGGTAGCGGTACAAGCCCCCTTGTGGGGCCGAC